AAGTACTTGCGCAGAATGCAATGACACCGCAGCGTCTGCTTTAATCTGGACATTTATGCTGCCAGTAGAGGTCGCTGTATATATGTTTTGCAGAAAGAAGCCCTTGCCTGTATGGTTATGGTTATTGGAGGCCCCGATTTCTATATCCGCCTTTAATGTGCCATCCACAAACAGCGCAATTTGCGGCCTGTAATCAGAAGTTGATGTTGAGCCGCTTACCAAAATCAGGTATTGCTTCCCCTTGGTAACGCTTACGCTGCGAGTAGATAACGTGGTCGTGTAATCACCAGAAGAACCATGCAGTAATGTATAATCATGTGCGACAACAAGCATCGCATCAATCTTGCCGTCAACATATTTCTTTCTTGCCGCATCATTATCAGAAGATGGGTCTGGTAAATCAGTCAGTTGATTAGAACCCATGCTCTGGTTACCAGTAAAGGCTACAGAGCCGTCTTTTTTGATGTTTTCAGCGTCCAAACCGTTAACCAGAGTATCGACGTACGCCTTAATACTCTGCTGGGTTGGCGGTAAAACATCAGAATTACTGGCAAGATCGTCTTCATCCAATAAGCCGGAAAGCGAGCCCGTTGCCGTCCACGTATTCGGTGTACCGATAGCCGTGAGGACTTTCAAGACATTAGGGGTAACAGAAGTATCCAGCCAAAGCCGCTTGCCGACATCATCCGCATTCAAGACCGTTATTCCATCCTCTTTAGTAGTCGGGGCGGTATCTCCGGCGTAAATCTTGGCCGCGCCGTCGTTATGTTCTCCGGTCTGTGTAGAACCAGTCGCAAAATCGTGTCCGAACCCGACAGCGGCTTCAATGGCCTCATTATTGGCACGGATGTCATCGTCAATGTATCGGGCTTTGCAGCCTGCTATTGGTTTGCCCTTATCGAACATATTATTTACCTCGCTTATTAAGCTTTCTCATTTATATGCTTCACCGTCTATTAGTCCAGCAAGATAACCTTTTTCTGCTTCTGGAAGGCTGTCAAAAGCCATGATTCACCTCAATTAGAAATTACTTGTTAAATAGCAATACGCCGCCTTTAGCGGCAGGTACGGCATCGGTGTACGTTTTGTTGGTAACGGGATCATACAACACGACTATTATTGGTACGTCAGTATTGGCCGGTGTGCCATTTTCGAACACCATCATACACCACTCTTTAGACAGGTCCAGAGGCGGCGGATCACACACCCAAAACTGCGTATTCGTGCCGCCTAAAGCCGTGTCTGTCGTGGCCTGACTGGCCCCTGTAACAGCTGCATTCGCCCATGACGTGTTGACCGCAGCGACTCCCGTTGTCTTGTGCGCCATATAACCCGTCGCCGTATCAACGAAGATAACATAGAGATTGTCGATAGCGGTTACGCCCATATCCCTGGTAACAGGGAAACCAAATCGGGCATTGTTTTTGGTCGCCGCCTGTGCTGGCAACACAAGCACAAACGCCAAAGCCGCACAGATCAGGGCCGCGATAATACTGATTGTGATCAAGCCGTATTTCATTGGTATTCCTTTCTGCCGGGCTATTCTCCCAGCGTCACCGTACCGGTCCCGGTGGCCTGGACCTTGTTGGGTTTGGTCTCCAATGCAAAAGAATGCCGTAATTGCTGTTATTTTGCCTTTTTTCATGGTTTTGTCTCCTGTTAAAATTTAGTACAGATCCGCCGGGGTTACGGATTGTTATTGTACACGTCGGAGGGGATATAGCATTTAATAGTCCCCGCCGGCCAATCCGCAAAAAGCCATGGACAATCTTTACTCATATAATCTTTTATTTACTTGTTATCGTGGATGTTACAGTTAGTTGCTGTTCCGCTGATGGTGGTATTGCCGGCAAAATTGTTGTCGTGGATATTGCAGTTGGTTTTGTCGCCCGTGAAGGCCGCCGCACCAGGGCCGACATTATCCGCAATGCTGCATTGCGTCAGCGTGCCGGCAAGATTGATGTTCTCCGCCGCCGTGTTCTCGAACGCATTGCCGCTGATAACCGCCCGCACAATCGCATCAGACGAATCGGTATAAATCCCATAGTATGCGTAAGTGCCGGATTCACCGTCAAAGATATTGCCGGAAATGACAACATTTTCCCGACCATTCCGCAGGCGGATGGCTGTTTCCCCAAAGCTCACTTTTTTCGCCCACCCGTTGAAAGTATTATGGCTGATGACCGTCCATTTACTATTGGTGCTCGCATTAATCGCTTTTCCCCCGACATCATCAAAATTATTCCCTATAATTTTTACCTGAGGTGCAGAGGCATAGAGAGAGGGCAAGCCCTTGTAAGCGCCATTGCGAGCAAAATGATTCATATAAACAAAATATCGCGATTGCGATATGTATAAATCGCCGCCGTAGTTATCTTCCAAATCACAGCCGGTAATCCACGACCCATGATTCCCCATCATAACAGCAAAATCATGCCGAAAACCGTGAAACATACAATTTTCAATATAGGTATCTCCGCGATTATAAATATAAATCCCTACACTGAAATTGTAACTAGACACAGATTCTTTGGGAAGATTGGCATACGTCTGTTGGGCGCCGTTTCCTTCAAACCAAATGCCCCGAATAAATCCGCATGACCAACCGTTTGTATCTGCGTGGTTAATATCTCCCGTCCACATCATCAGGTAATTATTCATCTGGTCTGCGCAGCGAACCACAGTCCCGGCAGGACGAAATCCCGTAGAAGGCCAGCGGCTCTGAAAACCAACCCCCTCTATCGACACAGGGGCCGGCCCGTCAAAAACAATGGGAGCAGAACAATGGAACACACCGGCCGATAACTGAATCTTCCCCCCTATATGCGTGCCGGTATAGCCCATCGTGTCGCTGATAAGCGTCTGGATTACCGCATAGGCCGCATTGATTTCGACTTGGTCATCCACGCCGTCACAAACAAAATCCGCCGCGGCCTTAATCTTTGACGGAGCGTTTGACGCGGCCACAACATAACAGTAATTTAGGTCCATGCCGGGAACGCGGTTATTAACGTACAACCCGCCATAACCTCCAGTGGCACCGACTGACGCTGCCAGCATCAAAACAAATAATATTCCAATAATTCTACGCATAATAATCCTTTCTTAAAAGCTCGGCACAGAACGAAAGGCCGATAGTTGCTGTAAATGCTTCCTGCCGATTGAATTTAGATGGACTTGATAAATACCAGTCAATTCATCGGCCCCGGCACTGTCCTTTTGGTCGATAAACATCTGAATTGCTGTCCCATAAGCTATTGCTGGCCCCCACTTCGGATTGATGACGGTATCCGTACCTTCCACAAGAGCGGCTGGCCGCTGGACTGCGGCAGCTTTGACAGTATACACACCATCCGGGATAGGTCGCAGGTACAAGTTTGAGCCATACTGAAGCAAATCCAGAGGGGCATTCTGACTGGCACTGGCATCGTCCGGGTATTCCGTGAAGAACGCGTTGGCATCTTTCCAGAATCCAAGCCTCGCAACCGCATCGCCGTTCCCGTCGTCAATGGTAATCGGTTTCTTGATCCGCAAAACCGTTGACGGAAGAGCATATTCCCCATCGCCCTGAACCGTACTGAAGGAGTAGAACCCCTTCAGTTCCGGCAGTTCAACCTCATCCGGGAAGACGTTGCAGTAAAAGTCATTGATTTTATCCGTCAGGTCTGCATCCGACAGCTGCGAAGTAGAACGCTGACCCGTAAGCTCCCTGACCTTTGCCCGTAATTGTGCTAATGTCCAGTTCATGATTTACCTATGGCTGAGTTACCGATGGCGGGCCTGATACTCCGGAAGTGCCTAAGATAATCCAGCCTATCGTATCATTGACATATAGTAAGCTTGCCTGATCTCCGGCATCTGCAAAAACAATTGTTGCAAAGCCTGTACAAGTTGTTGGCGTAAGCGTCCCGTCACCAGTACCGTCTGTAACGAGAACAATGGAAAGTATCTGGCCGGGGGTTCCATCAGCAAGCGTTAATGCTTCAGCTTGACCGCCTGTAGTCTTTTGTACCAACGAATGAGTAACAGGTATTACAAGTTCGTTAGCGCCAACAACAACATTGGCATCGGGAATAAATCCGACTGTTTTCCATAACTTATCAGCCGTAACAGCACCACTGGCAATATTAGCCGTTGCGATAGTACCAGTATTGGTTAATTTTTTCTGTGCATCAAGAAAAAGCGGCTTGCTGGCAGTTAGACCATTAAACACAACGTCGCTGTCGAAGTAGCACGGCCCCTTGCTGGCAGTTAGACCATTAAACACAACGTCGCTGTCGAAGTAGCACGGCCCCGGCCAAAGCGGATTACGCAGAAACCGCTCCAGAAGAACGGGGTTGCTTACCGTGTCAAAGGTAATTTGTTCGGGCTCTGCAAAGAGGATAAAGGCAAAGAATGCAATCATGAACATGCTAACAATCATTAGTTTCTTCATTGTGATATTCCTTTTCAATTCGTTTGTTACTGCGTTTTAGCCGACCATCTGAGGCTTCAGATTCACCGGCTGACAACTGAATCGGTTACGCATACCGGTAACCACGGTCTGCTGGCCGGACGGAGCGTTTTCGTCATACTTGCGAACCGGAATCCTGAGATTGTTGAGGTGGTTGACTACGCAAACCGGCAGTTTGACGACTTGGCCATCATCAAGCTCAAACCTCTTGCCGCCGTACGTGAACGACAGCGCCACGCCGGGCGATTCGATGTTCGTAAACCGCACCTCAATCAGCGGATCATTCTTAACAGCGATTTCTTCAGGCGAAAGTGTACGTCCGCTTACGGCATTTTGAGCCTTCATTTCGGCTTCTACTTTTGCCTTGGCTTCCGCCTCAATGCGGGCCTTTCGTTCGGCTTCCTGCCGAATGGCCTCCTCATCAAAAGTCTCTACAGTCGGCTTTACCGCTGCATTCAGAAGTTCGCACAGCTTCGCATACGGCATATCATCCGCGTACTTGATATTCAGAGCATCAAGCTCCCTTTTGACTTCTTCAATTGACTTTCTTGCCATGTTTTATCTCCTCTGAGAGTTAAAGAAATGGGGGAGGCCGCTAAGAGCCTCCCCGCGGTTAATGTTAAATCGGGTCTGCCGCAGCGGCATCGCCGTGATTGACGACCTTGTCGTGCTGCTCGGCAACATAAATCCACTCATCGCCGTCAGTTGACAGATCTGCACCAATGGTAAAGCCGGCAGCCTTTTCAAACACGACATCTTCACGCCGACAAATCCACGTGTTCGTTCCATCCGATACGCTTTCGCCGGGGGTTGTGGGCCATACAGGTTCAGTCCCCAAAACGCCCGCAGAAACTGTGCATTCGTACACAAACCCGTTATGGTTTCTTGGCCGTACAACCGTCCCAACTGCCGTTGTGCTTCTGGCTGTGGGCTGTGCAGCACCGGCAACAAAATCCGATACTTCAGCATTTGCGAAGCCATTGCCATTGGGAGCGGGTATTTTGACCTTGCCCTTTTTGCCGCCCTCGTACACTTTGATGAGCGCATTTGTCCCGGCCAATTTGGTGATAATGGCTTCCGTACATGACGGTTCACCTGTATGCGATCCGGCAATCTTGATGCCATACTGCCCATTCTCGCCGCTCAAGTCCTTGAAAAACTCATAAATGACTGGATTGGTGTTATCCAAGCCGCCGATGAGCTTTACATAGTCCGGTATGAAGCCGATATTCACATTGATTGCGGCCCCATCCGCGATAAAGCGTCCGCTTACCTTTTTCATTGTTAATCCTTTCCAATTACATAGCCAAAAGGCCGTTAATCTTTTCTGTTACTACACAAGGCCAACGCCATGCTTAGCTGTGTGTCACCTTCAGGACGTGCATGAAGTTGTCATTGAGGATACGAGCCGTAAACATCGCTTTCCAGCCGCTCGTTGCACGCTGATTGAGCGGATCGGAAGTCCCGCCAGAGCCAAAACCCTTAACGATGTTCTTGGCGTTACCGGCCTCAAGATCAACGATGCCGTAGGCATTTTTGCCGAATATCGGCAGATAGTAATAATTACCTGCGGCAAATGGATCAGTGGCAGAGCCGTCCTTGTGGGCTACGGAAGACGCCAACCAGCGAACGTTGCCGGTCGATCCCCATTCGGCCTCATCCACATTGGTCTGGGCCGGATAGTTGGCCGTACTCTTAAACCCACTGACGGCCTCCAGATCGTCGATCAATTCCGTGTGGAGAATACCCCAGTAAGCAGGGCGAATGGGCGATGTACCCTGCCCTGTTCCGGCCTTGATAAGCTCGGTAATCATCGAGGTGTCATTGCTCAGAAGCGTTTGAACCACGGCGTCAATGTCCGTCTTGTTGAGTTTGGTTGCCGTGCCGGTCCCGTTGCTGGCTGTAGTCGGGGACGCACACGTAACGAGAATGTCCCTGACAATCTCATCGATCGTCCGGCCCATCTGGTCGCCTAATTCCTGCGCGGCAACAGTCAGCACCGGATCGGCATTGGTCATATCGACAACGTCGGTGATGTGAACGAAATCGCCGTACTGTGCGACGGTTGCCAGCAAATCAACCTTGCTGAGCCGCTGCCCGGTAGGCGTGACACCTTCAGCTAACTGCGTGGTTGCAGTTGACAGAGCCGCATAGCGGCGGAACTTCACGGTCTTGCTGTTGCCCTTCGGCAGGGATTTTTTCTGCGCAAACTTGGTGTGCACAAGCTTCGGTCTTGCATTTTTCAGTAATACACGGTCATAGTAAACTTCTATGCCGGAATCCACCTGAGTAGTAGTTGTTAAATTGTCAGCCATAGGTAACTATCCTTTCTACCCTCTTGACAGAATCTCCGCCT